CGATTCGTGACATTCAAAGAGTCACGGATCGTACCAAAGAGGAAGGTGATAGTTTTCTTACTATTACTCTTCCGTCCTTTTGTAAAGGCTTCGAAAGTGGCCTTGACAAGGGATTTTTGGAGCCAAGTGACTTAAGCGGTTTCCGCTTTCGCCACGGTATCCCCGTATTTCTGCGAGGGTTCCTGTCCAAGATCTTTGGTACTGATGGTAAGTTGCTTGAGAAACCTTGTCTCGATTGCATCATGTGTGTTAGGCAGATTTGCCTACTACACAAGAAGGTCGAACTCCCCTGCTCACCCCGTAGGGAGAGGAAGGCAGAGCAAGCGTTTCTTAAGTGTGAGCGCGAGCTCAGTGACTTGAGTTTCGATGATGACGAACTCGTTAGAGATTTCGAGCGCGTTGCAGCGATTGTCTTAAGTGACATCCTCGCAGGCATTCCCAATGGGGATCCCTACGAAGAACTCAAGCCATGCCATGGCCCTGGTAAGACCCAGGATCGTATAGATGGAAATTCCAAATATACGTTTAAGCGATGGCACAACCGTCTTGAGGAAGAATTTCCCTTTACCGAATTTGGGATCGGATCGCTCCGAAACCATGGTGAAGAGAATTCTCCCTTGGACGCTGTTGAGTTCGTCGAACCTGAGGACGAAGCACCTGTAAGGGTGGTTTTCGTTCCTAAGACTCTGAAGTCGCCCCGTGTCATTGCAATTGAACCGGTGTGTATGCAATATACACAGCAGTCTTTGCTTAAGTTTCTGGTTCCGCTAATAGAAAGTGGCGGATATACCGGTGGTCGAGTGAACTTCACTAACCAAACGGTTAACCAGTTGCTAGCTCTCCGCGCTTCGGAAAATGGACGCTTAGCGACCATTGACCTTAGTGAGGCGAGTGACAGGGTGCACCAAGAGCTCGTACGTCGAATGCTTCGCGTTTGCCCTATTCTCTCGAATATGGTCTTCGCTTGCAGGAGTACGAGAGCGAAAGTTCCTAGTGGCGAAATCGTCACTTTGAACAAGTTCGCTTCGATGGGTTCAGCTCTGTGCTTTCCGATGGAAGCATTGGCGTTCTTTTGCGCCATTGTTGCCTCGAGACTGCATAAGGCTCAACTTCCCGTCACTGGACGGAATGTACGTGAGTGCAGCCGTCTAGTTTACGTCTACGGAGACGATATCATCGTCCCTGCAGACGAGGCACCTGCGATTTGCGATGACTTGGTCCGATTCGGATTCAAGATCAACAGAAACAAGTCTTTCTGGACTGGGAAGTTCAGAGAGTCTTGCGGGATGGACGCGTACGATGGAGTAGACATAACACCCGTCTACTGCCGTCGTACAAGTCCAGCAAATCGCCGGTCTCATATTGAGCTCGTGTCGTGGGTCGCTATGGCAAACCAATTCTATCGAAAAGGTTTGTGGTATGCGGCCCAGAAGGTAAGAAACGCGGTCGAGTCATTGACCAAGGTCAGCTTACCTTTTGTCGGCAAGAACTCATCTGGATTGGGCTGGGTTAGCTACAGCAATGCTAGCACAGTCCATCGATGGAATCGGGAACTACATCGCTTTGAAACCAAAGCAATGACTATCCGACCCATACGGTACTCCGATCCCCTTGAGGGAGATGGAGCACTCCTGAAGTGCTTTAGACTTATTGGCTCGCAAGCCAATGATCTAAAACATCTATATGAGTCCGTGAAGCGCCGGGCCTTTAC